CAGCGCGACCGCGCCGAGTGCCGCAAGCCGATTAGCCTCGGCCTCCGGCAACTCGACGGTTTCGCCAGGGCGGATGGCGGGCTGATCGTTGTCGACGATCAGCGTGCGGATGGCGCGGACCTTGACCATGACGACCGGGTCCGCCTTGAAATCGAGCGCCATATCAGGCCACCGTCGCAGCAAAGGATGCATTGACGCGCGACGGGATGACCATCGGCGCCGACTGCATCATGATGTTGCGCTGGGCGGGATCCTGCGTGATCCAGCTTTTCGGCGCATAGGCCAACGCGCCGTAGGAGAACGTCGGATCGATGATCGCGCCGAACGCCCGCACGCCTTTGAGCGCGCGGCTGACCAGAATGACGGTTTTGTCGGCGATCATCGGCTGCTCGGTGTCGCTGCTGTCGACATACCAGTCGTTATAGAGCCAGCACATGAACGTGCCGAAGACGCCCTTAAAGATCGCGCCGGTGGCGAGACCAGCGCCGAGCTTCATCTTCACGTCGTCGACATTCGGGCTGATCAGGCCAGCCTTGACGGTCGGATCGAGGATGAAGGCGTTCCACGCGGTGTTGGTGAACAGTACGTCGGTGACCACCGCGCCGCTTTTCTGCAAAACCAGCGCCGCCCAGGTGTTGACGTTGGCCGACGGCGTCGCGGTGCCATTGGCGATCTGCGTGGCCGTCCAGGTCGCCGAACCCGACAAGGTTACGGTGAGCGAGGAATCGCGCTGGAAATTGACCGTGACGCTCGGATAGCCGTCGCCAGTGATGACAACGGAGCCGGTGGCGAGCGCGCTGGCGGCCATCCATTCCAGACGGCGCTGGATCATCTGGATCTGATCCTCTATCTCGAAACGGATATTGGCCATTTCGCGATCCGCCGCCGTCATCGATCCGCCGATCCGCTCGCCGAGCGCGCGCGCCACCGGGCGCATCGGGTCAAGCTGGCGCTTGTCCTTGATGTAGGCGGGCGCGAAGCTGTTGGTCTGATACGACCGCGCTTCGACCGGCTTGCCTTCGACCAAGGGAGAGACGAACGGCGCGATGCGGCGCTTGCCGGCATCCACGTCGATGGCGACTTCCTTGGTCTCGTATTCGATCACGGTGTCGAAAAACGAGTCGACCAGGAACTGGCTCGGGGTTTTGAGGTTCTGCACCACCTCGACAAGAACAGCGGTGTCGTAAATGGAAAGCGTCATTGTGGTCTCCGATGATGGCGGCTATGCCGCGCGCAGGCAGGACAGCGGCATAGCCGCCAGGATCAGACGAAGGTGGCGGAGTTGCTGGTCTTGAGGAAAATCCCCAAGGCGCGCAGCGTGTCCTTGGAGTTGGCGGCGGTCGTGCCGGTGCCGAAGGTCATGGCGCGGGTGTTGAACTCGCCGGCGAGATAGACGCCGCAAAGCACGTCGCCGCTGGTGGCACTGGCGTCATCGGCCAGGATCGCATAGGGCGTCTGGCTGCCGTCGACGGCCGCCGACAGGCAGAGCGTCAGTTTGCCGCTGGCGGTGATCTTGCCGAGCAGCGCCCCGCGCGTGAGGTTCTGGCCCGAAATCAGCGTCATGGTGTCGGTGACCAACCGGGCGGCATCGCCCGCGATCAGTGCGCTCGGAGTGTAGGTATCCGCGGCGACGACGCCGGGCGTAGGAACGAGAGACATCGACTTGTCCTTCTGGGTTTAAACCGGCGTCGGCCGGCCTTTCTGAAGCGTGGGAGCTCAGCCGCCGGCGGCGATGATGCGCTTGGCCAGATCCTTGGCGGTCATGTCGCCGGACGAAGCCGAGGCCGGCGCATCGGGCGCCACAACCGGCACGTTGGCGCTTTCCATGCGCGCGTCGAGACCGACCTTGAGATCGCTCTTCGGCGTCATCGCCAGGATCATTTTGACGGCTTTTGCGCCGTGATTGGTGTTGAATGCCAAATGCGCGGCCAGATCGAGCCGGCCGACGGCTTCGGACGACGAGAAGATCGAAGCGATGCGCCCGCGCTCGAAATGCCGCCCGCGCGCCGAGGCCCGCATGGCGTTTTCGTCGTCGTCGCAATCGCAATCTTCATCTTCCTCGGGATCGCAATCGCAATCCTCTTCAGATGTGGCGCCGGGATCGGGATCTTCATCGCTGGATGGCTTGGAGGCGGCAGGCGCCGGCTGTGCAGGTTGCGTCGGCGCCGCCGCCGCAGGATCGGCGGCAGGCGCGGGATCGGCCGCCGGCGAGACGGCTGCCGGCGCGGTCCGATCCAGACCACGACCAAAACCGAGGAACGATGCCGGCGCGGAGCCGAGCAACATGGTGCGAAGCGTCATGACGATGTCCCGTTGTTCAGAGAGTTGAAAGCAGAGCAGCGAAAGCCGCTTCCGGCGATGCGACGGCATCGATCAGCCCCAGCGGCATCGCATCCTTGGGGAGATAGGTGGCGGCCTGCGTGCCAATCACGACCTCGGCCGAGATCGCCCGATTGCGGGCGACCGTGGCGACGAACAGCTCGCCCAGCGCGTCAACATCGGCCTGGAAGTGATCGCGGGCGTCTTGCGTCAAGGGCCGCAGCGGCGTGCGTTGCGACTTTTTGTCGCCGAACTGGATCAGCGTGGGCGTGTAGCCCTCCGCATCAAGCATGCGCGAAATCTCGACATGCAGCATGATCACGCCGATCGACCCGACGCAGCCGGTGCGCGGCGCGACAATCCGGTCCGCAGCGCTGGCGACGGCATAGGCCGCGCTGCATGCCGTATCATCGACAATCGCCCAGATCGGTTTGGCGCCGCGCATGCCGAAGATGTTGTCGACGGCGTCGAAACAGCCGCTCACAGCGCCGCCGGGGCTATCGATGCGCAGCACGATGGCGCGCACCGCCGGATCGGCAATCGCTTCGCGCACATTGGTCTCGATGCCGTCATAGCCGGTCAGCCAGCCCCAACTGCGCCGGAAGCCGATATTGGGCAACAGCAGCCCGGTGACCTGGATGACCGCCACGCCCTGGATATTTTCATATCCTTGATCCCAATCGCGATCAGGAATCGCGCCGAGCGTGTCAAGCGACGCCAGCACGCGCACGGCGTCCGGCAGTAACGCTAACGGACGATTGGCGAGCGCGCTTTGCATTTGGGTGATTTTCATTGCTGCGAACTCAACACTTCGTCTTTGTATTGCGGCTCGGCCCCGAACCATTCGGGCTTGGGCAATCCAAGAGCCTCGAAGCGCTGCAATTCGACTTTGCGCTGCTCCAAAACCTCTTCCCAATCCAGACCTTGTTCGGCGCAAGCCATTTCGAGCGTGGAGAGCCCGGCATTCATGGCGAGCACTTCGCCCTGGCGCTCCTTGACCGGATCGATCCAGCCGCGCGCCGGCCCCATCCAACGGCAGGCGCTATAGGCTGCGCGTGCTTCGATGAAGTCGGGCGCCCCGGCAGGCAGCGGCAGCAGGCCGCGATCCATTTGCTCTTCCAACCAAGCGCCATAGAACGGGCTTGCGAAGCCGATGGCGAAGTTCTGCCGGCGACGGCCGAGCGTCTTCCAGGCTTCAACCAACGCGCCGCGCGCGCTGCTGTAATTGGTCTTCGACCAGTCCTTGCTGACCTGTTCGGCCGACTGGCCAGTGACGGCGGCGGCGTTCCGCAGGAAGGCATGCTGGAAAGCGTCGTATTGCGACGACGGCCGCGCGGCGTTGACCACTTGCAGCTTGTCGCCCGGATAGAGCACCGGCAGCACCGCGCCGCCGAGGCTGAGCCGGGCTTCCTTCTGATAGTCCAGCCGGTCAGCCTGGAAGCCGGACATCTCGCCGCCCAGGCTATCGGCCACCAGATCGCGGTCGAACGGGCTTTCGATATAGGCGGCGAAGATCGCGTTGATCACGGCGGCCTGCAACTCGACCTGGTCGTATTTCGCCAGCATTTTCAGCCGCGCCAGAATCGGGGTGAACATGCCGCCGGCCGGGCGATGTTGGCCGGCGCGATCCGATTCAAAGTGGTGGATCACAATCGGCCGGCCGAAGCTGGTTTCGCGCGGCACGCGATCCCAGACGAAGGCCTTGTTGGCCTCGAACCAGTCGCCAGGATGCGCGCGGCGAATGTGATAGGCGACGGCCGCGCCATAGGCGTCGATTTCCACGCCGCCGCGCAGATTGGCGGTATCGAAGGACAGGCCGGGATTGCTCAGGCGGTCGGGATCGATGAGCTGCATGCATGTGGCGCTGCTCGCCCGGCCGATGCCGCGACGATCGCGCGCCCAAGGCAGGATCGCCAACGCCTCGCCGTCGACCAGTTCATGGCGGAAGGCAAGGCGAAACATCTGCGGCACCGTCATGCGGCGCGTGGCATCGCACCAACGGCCCGGATCATAGGCGTAGCCGCGCCACAGCGACTGCACCGTGCGGGCGAACTCGTCGGCCCAGGTCGAATCAAAGGCCGGATCGAACAGCGCCAGCGCGCGATGATCTGGCTTGGCCATCAGGCGGAAGTCGCCGCCGATCGTGCTGTCGAGCACGCTGGTGACGCTTCCCGAGGCCCAGCCGTCGTTGCGCACCAGGTCGCGGATGCGCGCGACGATTCTGTCGCGGTAGGGCGTTGTTTCCCAATCCGGCGAGCCCAGCCAGGCGTTCCATTCGCCGGTTTCCTGGCTGGTGATGCTTGCCGCATCATATGGCACGCTGCCGCCGCCCAGGGCGCTGGCGCGGTTCATCCGCGCCAGTTCGCGCACCCGCGAGATAGTGCGCGGATCGACAACCTCGCCATTGGCGTTGAGCACTTGCGTCATGACCTACCGGAACGAAGGAATGATCGGGGCGCGGGTGCGTGCGCCAAGCTGGCGGCGCAGCGTCGCGATATAGGCGGCCAGCGTCGTGGCGCTCGACCGCGTGTAAGTCACCATCTTG